CCGGGACATCTCCGGTGAGCTCGATCAGCGCATCGGGGCGCAACCAGCCGTGCCCGACCGCGTATTTTGCAACCGCGAGGTAGCCCTGACGCCTGATATCCCACTCCGATTCCATCGCCAGCTCCATGAGCTTCACCGTCCCGATTGCTTCGGGGACGAAGATGAGGCCCTTGGTCTGCCCACGGGTCGCGGAGACAGCGTTGAACAGCCCGCCGTGATAGTCAGCGCCGGTCAGGTCCGTCGAGGGGACGTTGTTGCTCTTGAGAATGTTGACACCAGCGATCTTCCACACTTTCCCGTCGCTGTAGGTACCAGAACCGGCCCAATCCCGGTTGATGGCATCCTTGTTCTGCACCAGCGCGTAGTAGTCGGCGGGGCGGACCACAAGATACCGCTCGCCGGGGACATCGTTCTCGTCGAACTTCTGCGCTGCCGTGAAGCAAGCTTCCGCGAACGCACCAGCCTTGGTCGCCAGCGTAGCGGAATCGAAATCGTCATCCTGCAAGACGTACCCATCGGGAAGCCCGGTCACGAGCGCGGACGCACGAGCACCGAGGATTCCTTCCTGGATCACGTTCTTGTCGTACACGGACGCAAGCTGCCGCCCCATCTCTGCCGCGTAGATACCACGGACATCGAAGTGGTTCATCGCCTCGTCGATACTGGCGAGGAACGTGTGGGAGATTAGAAGCGCGTCGATGGTGATGATCTTCTCGTTGTGGTTCACGTCCAGCCCGGTGATCTCCGTGCCGGGGGTGTGATACCCGGACGAGACCCTGCCAACGCAGGGGAAGGTTGCGGACTTGCCGCTGGAAATCGAACGGGTCAGGTGCAGCCCGTTCATGATGGTTGCCTGTTCGAAGGCCGCGAGGACTTCGCCAGCGAAGATTTTTAGGAAAAGGGCGTCAACCCCACCCGCCTGATTTACCTGTCCTATACGGGACACGTTTGCATCAGCCATTTCGTAACTCCTTCATAAGAGATTTTTGGTGGTGCCTCGTTGGATTGCTGGTGGAACACGAGACCTCTCCGCAAACTTCCCCGAAGGTATCCATGCTGATGCTCCCCGCAGGGGGCTCAGGTAGGGCTTAGGTTCTGTTGTGGATGGTGCTCAGGCCGGAACACGAATAGTGCTCCGATTAAAACGCGGTAGTCCGTTTGATCTTGTCTCTTACTGCATCCCGGTAAGCCGGGTCTTTCGAGTATTTCGGGTCTTTCATATCCGCGGTCATTTGAGCGACACTCTCGTACCCACCACCGACCCCGGACACACTTCCACCTTTGACAAGCGTGGGATTCGAGCCGTTAGCCGCATCGTATTTCGCTTTCAGCCCGGCAACAGCCCACTTTACAGAGTCCAGGCTGCCGGTAAGCGAACCATTGAACGCCACTTTCTCGGCTTCGGTCAGGTTCGCCGCCGCCCACTCGGTCATCTTGGTGTAAGCATCCGGCCCGCCCACCGTGGAGAACACTTCGTTCTGTCGTTTCTCCGCGATGGTAGTCTGCCCTTCGATGTAGGAATCCACCATTTCTTTTGGGAGTCCAGCTTTCGTCAGCTTTTCGTAGCTCGCTTCCGAGAGCGTCCCCGTCTGAGCGAACTCAGCCGAGAACTCATCGAAGTTCAAACCCGCCTGTGCTACGACAGCAGCCGCAGCGTCAGGAACCGGGGGAACTACTCCCTTCGGTGTGGGAGGGGTAGCAGGGGTAGCAGGGGTAGCAGGGGCAACCGGGGGCTTGGGGGCTCCCAGCTTGGATTCCAGTTCCTTGTAGCCTCTCACCAGCTCGTCCACGTTCTTGTACTTCCCCGCCAGAAGCTCCGTTGCGGGAGGTGTTCCGGGCGGCGTGTCGCTCGGCAGTATCGGGGCTGTCCCCGGTGCCGGTGTGTTCGGGTCTGGCATAGAACCTCCATTGAAAGATTATTGAGCGGGTTGTCCCCCGCCCATTCGTTGCTGCATTCCGGGGCTCTCCATAACGCCCTTCGCAACCTGACCAGCAGCGTTCGACGCCATCATGTTCTCCAGCATCGCTGCCTGTTGCGCTTGCTGAGCCTGTGCCTTTTCCTCGTCCTTCGTGATGAGTAACCCTTTAATATCTACTCCGGTTGAGGTTGCTACACGATCTGCATAATTCCTGACGTTTAGAATCCCCAAGAGAGGCTCAGCTACCGGCTCCATCTCCGACATGAATTGGTTGAGCTTGGTCAGGTCGTGATTTCTACCGAGAGCTTCGAGCCCGGTCGTGATGACGAGCTTGATCTGATCGCCAGGGAGAGCGGGCAATTTCCCCGCCTTCTCCATCTGCAACTTGATGCGGGTTACCAGCGGGAGCTGGAACTCTTGCGAGAGGATGGAGTACACGCCCCCAAGCGCATCTTCGAGTTCCCGAGCCATGTACCGAATCTCTTCGGCGGTCACGCGCTCGGCTTGCCGCTGAACGCTGGTGTTCAACATGAAGGCTGCGGAGAGTCGCTCTTCAAGTTTCGCTACCGTGTCGAGAGCCACTTTGAAGTCTGCAAACTTTTCCGTCTGAATCGTGGTGATGTCATCAGCGTTGCCCGGAACAAAGTCGCAGTTTCTCGCCGCCGACAGCTTCTTCGGGTCGGTAATACCATTCGGATTCGAGAGGAACAGAACCTTCGCCGCAGCTGCGGACCCCTCGACGATGGCTTGCATGAGAATATCGAGAGAGCGGAGGTCTCCGAGATATTCCTCTACCAAGCCGCGCCCGTAATCCTCGCCATTGATCCCGGTCCACCGGAGGGCGATCCATGGGCTTTTCGTGAGAGGGTAGCTTCCGCGAGAGGACGGGATAATCGTGTCCACTACTTCCTGCGCTACTTCCCAATTTGTCGCCGTGCGGACAACTCGCGTGTAGAGGTCCACCATGTCCTCGGGTTTATTGTGGTCCTTTTTGATGAGGCCACGAATCTCTTCTGGAAGGACAATAGGAGACACCTTCTCGGCCGTGACCAGCTCCAACAGGTTTCCCTTGGGGTCACGCTTCACACAATACTGGTCGAGCCGGAACACCCGCATCCCCCCGTCATCATCAAGGTACGCGAGAGCATTCCCGGTGGTGACCAGATATTTCAGGGCTTCAAACGCAGAGATACGAATGGCTTGAACCTCTATCTCGTCCATAATGTTCCGCTCGATAGATGAAAGAGAGCTTTCCACTTGCGTTTTGGTTTCCTCATCTTGAGCAATTTCTGCCAACGTGCGGTCATCCACCTTCAAGCGGAAGAAGGGGCTGTTGGGGGGGAGTAGCGCCAACAGAAGTTTGCTGGCGAGGTTGTTCACCCCGCGAGCCCCAAGCCCCTGCCAAGGGGTGGGGAGCTCAGCCGCTTCGGTGTGCCCGAGAGGGGGGAGCAAGCTCGGGATCGTCAGCTCTGCACACTGTCTCCCACGAGCGAGAACAGCAGCACGCACTGAATCGAGCTTTTGAAATCTCTGCTTGATCGTCACGTCTGCCATGTATTACCCCCTTACCCCGGTGCTTCCCGTGGGCAACCCGAGACCAGGAGGGCCACCGTCAAAGCCGCCCAATGGAATTTGAAGGCGAGCCGGGCCGAGCTTCTTTCGCTTCTTCTTGATGATGTCCTCTTCCGTGGCCCCAAGTTCTGGCGGTAGAAAAGGAGTCGGGGGCGGGGGTGCCGGAGGGGGAGCGGAAACCTTCGGGGACGATACGCACATGGTCAACTCCTTGAAATTATTTTCTTGTCGATGAGATTTTCCTCTTGCAGAAGGAGCGAGGTTTCGAGCCCGTCGATCACCGAACTCTGCCCAGCTTTGAACCACACTTCACGATCAGTCAGGGCGAGGCTGGGGTGCCGGAGGGGGTACAACAGCCGGAGCTCTTTAATGAGATCAGCTGATAATAGGGGGATCTCCACAGGGGAACCTCCAGATAGTCTATCGTTTTAATAGGCAAAAAAAGGGGGTCTCGTCAGGGCGCGTAGCGTCCCGTTGAAAGCCCCCATGGAATCAACAGTTTTCTCCTGTGGTATGGGATGTAAATTATTACAATTCACATTTGTCCCCAACACAGGCGTAAGTACCTGATCCTGTGGTGGAATCTCGTTTTTCGAATCGGACAAGCTCATCAAACTCGACGTGAGGGAAAGCTGAATCCAGCTCATAGAACCTGTCCCGGCTGATTTCCTCATACGGAGCGAGCTGATACAGCCCCCCATCAAACGGAAGGAAAGATAACCCCCCGATAATGTTCCAGTTTTCGTACACCCACGCCCCAACCGCCAACCACTCCGCTTCCTTTACATATATGGTGCAGCTCGGATTGTGCTCGCACCACCACAGCTTGAGCAGCTTCCAGTATTCGAGCTGTCCCAGCGCGGTCCTCTGCCCCCGGAACACCGAAAAGGCCGGGGCCTGTACCGGGAACTCGAACACCAACGTCGAGCACCCTTCGAGAGTCTGGCCTACCTCCGGGTGGACCGGGACACCCTTCTCGACCAAGAGCTGGGCCATCGGGTCCGTCTTGGCAACCCGCACCCGGCGAATGTAATACCGGGCGAACCGGGCGTGGAGCCCGGACGAACTATTAACAAGCTGGCTGACTGTTCCGCTCGGCTTAACACAAGTTATGGCGGCAGGGGTGTTGATCCCAAGAAGCTCCGAGACCTTCCCCGCTTCCTCCACAGCCGTGGCTTTCAAAGATTGCAGCCAGTGTTTCGACTGATCTCCGATCCTATTGAGGACTGGATGGTCCATTAGGCCGGTCAGGGACACCCCGAGTAGCCGCTCTTCCTCGCAGTTCTTCTGCCACGCCGGGTCGATGAACTTGAAGCTGGTGAGGGTAGACTGGATCGCCCCCAGCAGCACTGCCTGTTTCACTTTTCGCCGGAGCTCGATGAGCGTGTCGGCTGGCCTAATGACCACTTCGGTCAGGTTGCAGAACTGCTTATTTCGGAGGACTATCTCCCCGCAGGGGTTACATCCGAAGTCTCGAACCTCCCGCGAAACGGACTTCGCTGCCTCCTGCGCCGCCCCGCGGTTGAAGATGCCGCGCTCCCCGGCACCACTCTTCATCAGCGCGATCCATTCCTCCATGAAGATCACCATGTCGGGCTTCTCCGTGTAGGCCACGGAATTGTTCGACAGGGATCGCTGGGGATTCTCCAACCAGAACTGCCCATCCTTCGCCCCGCGCATACGGGTGTCGGAGAGGTTGGAGAGATTCATCGTGGCCGACCGGCGAACGCCCCCGGACACCACGCAATCTGCGATCATACATACGATGTCGTAGACTTCGATGGACTTGAGCTTGCGCCCCTGGGCCGCCTTGAACGTCTTGATGGTGAAGTCGAGCAGCTTCTTGAGGGGCTCGGGGCCGGACGCACGACCACCGAACGTCTTGAGAGGGGCACCCTTGGGGCGGATATGAGAGAGGTCGTAGGAGGGCGTTACGCCGGAGTAGAGACAACGGAGGAAGAGCTCGTACCCTTCGGCCCACCCGAGCTTGCTATCCCCGAATACGATAGGGTCGGTCGATAGGGTCAGTGAAGGAACCTCCGGCAACTCCGCGATGTACTGGCGCTCCGTGGAAAAGCCAACGCCCGCACCATTCATCAGAATGTAGAGAATGTCCGCGAACACCTTTATGTTGTCGATGGCGGTGTAGGCGCAGTTATATCCGGCGATGTTGTCGTTCTCCAATGCCGGACCAGCGGCCCATAGCGCCCGCATCGAGGGCATCACGTCCAGGTTCAAGATCGCCTTGCATGCCTCGCGGAGCTCCGGCACGAGAACGCCGGGAATGATCTTCTCCATATTCGACTGGTACCGGGCCACGGTCTCGGGCCATTCCTCCCGACGATCACCAGTCCAGCGGGCGTAGTTCAATTTGAAAATAAACTTCTGGTATGCGTTCATTTCGTTTCCCTTCTGAGAAGCTGAAATAAAAAAAGAGGGGAGCCGGTGAGGGCTCCCCATGTTTACGGTGTCCAGAGATTTACTTTCTTGGTCTCGAAGTCGTAGTCTTGCACCCGGAGGATGCGGGCGACCCGAGCCTGTTGCAGAGCGTCCTCTTCGGTGTACCCAGCCCTCTCGTATGCGGCCACGATCCTCTCCCATGGTTCGGAAGGAGGATCGTCCTGATTTTCGTTGATCTCTTCCGCAAGAATCTTCGCAGCCCTCACTGGTCCTACGCCGGGGAGCCCGCAGTACCCATCAGTGGGGTCGCCGGTCAGACATTGGAGGTAGAAGAAATTATCCGCTGCTTCCTTCGTGACCATGTGGCGCTTGTCCGTACCCCAATTATAATAACGGCCAGGAATCTGCATCAGATCCTTGTCAATGCTGGTGATGATGTATTTTCCTGGGGCTCGCGTCATCATGATCCCCAGCACGTCATCACCTTCCAGCCCCTCGATCTCTTTCCAGACGTAGTTCTCCCGAAGGTAATCTTTCAAGAGCTGGTACAGATCCGGCTTCACCTTCCCCACTCGATTATGCTTGTAGGTGGGGAGCACGCTGTACCGGAAATTATTCTTGCCGGAAAAGATGATGATCGGGGGCTTGGCTTTCGCCCCCGTGTTCTCGATCAGGTCCGCGATGAATTGTTCAAGGTCTGCAATAGCTGTCTCACCGTTGACCACCTTCGATTCCACCCCTTCACCCCAATCAATGGTGAACTCGTTGCTATGAGCAAAACGATACAGCAGGATGTCCCCGTCGATGAGCAGCTGTCTACCCACGGTGGATGCACCCCCGGCTATGGTGCCCGCAGGGGGAAGGCGTGGGGTATTCCGTGGTGTAGGGGTGCCCCTTCGGGTACGCGGGGGTAGGTTCCTCCACGACGAGTTCAATCACCCTATCGTCAACGATTTGTTTCCCCTCGATGTCGAACGGCCTCCGGCAATTCTCTTCCGACCAGTCGTTGTCATCTTCGGTTGCGCGGGGGTACTTGCGCTTCCAGCAATCCTCTTCCGACCAGTCGTTGTCATCTTCGGGGAGCACCCCATCGTTGGGCTCGAACGGAACGCCCGGCTCGATATGAAGCTGGTTGAGCGACTTGATGTACTCGTCCTCGTCCTCTTTCGAGAGCTGGTAATACTCGTCGTTGATCGTGGCTTCCCCGGTTGCGCCGGGGGACTTGCGCTTCCAGTCGCTGACTTGTTCATCGACAATCGCTGCCGCGAGAGGCCGAAGGGCAGCCAACGCCGTTGCCACAGGGCTTTCTCCGTACAGGGGCTCTTCCTCAGCCTCGATGCCCGGGCCGAACTGCTCGTCGATCAGCTTGTTGAGGTACCAGCGAGCCTTGAACAAATCCTGCACCCCGCCCTTATCCTTGTAGCGCGTGACGTACTTGATGATGTTCCCTTCGAGGTAGTTCATCTGCTTGTCGAGGATGTAGTCGATGCACTCGATCTTCCCCTGCGTGTAGTGAGGGGGGCTGTCGATGAGATTCTTTTCCCCGGTTGGGGTGAGCACTGCGTCTTTTCCAATCAGGTCGTGCATGATGTTCCTCCTGTTAATGGGTCTCTGCCCAATTTCTTCCAACCTTGTACTCTCCGTCGAGCGGGCAGCGGAGACCGTACTCTTCCCCCGCCGCTTTGATACAGTTGACGCCTATGTTTCCAATCTCGTCCGCGATGCTGTTATCAGCTTCGAGCTGGTACTCATCGTGAACATTCAACACGAACTCGTAGTTTTTCCCCGGC